AGTCACTTAACGATTTTTTAAATGATAACAACGCAAAAAAAGAAGATTGTGTTGGAGAAGAATGTCTTATTAATGATGGAAAAGAAATTGTAGAGAGAGTGAATAAGATATATAAAACTAATGACGGTAGACAACTAATAATGTGATATGAACAAAAAAGTACTTTCTGAGGAATTAAAAAGATATAAACAATTATTGGAGTACACATTTTATGTACCTGAAAATGAAAAAGATGTGAACGGTACACTTCTTACAGATGATCAATACATTACAGAGCAGGATCCTGCGGGTGATGAAGATACAGAAGGGGATGATCCTTTTATGTCGTTAGGTGGTGATGAAACTGCACCTGAAGCTGGTGCGGAAACTGCACCTGAAGCAGGTGGAGAAACACCTGAAACTGATCCATTGGCAGATGATGCGGAAGTAGAAGATGTTGATGCGGATGAAACTGCAACTGAAACTCCTACGGCTAGTACAGAAACTGGTGAAGAATCTGTTGAAATAGATGTGACTGATATCGTAGACAAAACTGAAGCGACTAAATCTTCTGTAGAAGGTATGAGTAGTAAAATGGATGAGTTGTTGGGTAAATTATCTGAATTAGAAAATCAAGTTTCTGGTATGGATAATGTGATTAATAAAATCGATGAGTTAGAAAAACAAATTGAAAAAAGAAATCCAACACCTGTAGAAAGATTAGAGATGAGATCTATGGACTCATTCCCATATAGTATTAAATTAACTGATTTCTGGAAAGACAAAGAAGGTTATGAGGCAACCGAAGACGAAGAAGAGTTTGTCCTTAAACAGAGTGATGTTGATAACTACAACGAAAAAGATATTAGAAAATCTTTCCAATTCACAAAAGACGAAGAAAATAACTAAAAACCCCGATTTTTATTGACTTTTAGGAATATCTTTAGTATATTTGTATATAATTTAAAATTTTTATACAATGAGTAATACTTTAGATGCAATTCTGTCTCAGTACGAAAAAAACACTGAGCCAGCGAAAAGTGGTAAAAAACTCTCTAATGAAGACAGACTTAAAAAGTACTTCAGTGAGAAACTACCTAAAGGGGTAAAATCCCACACAAAAACATTCCGAATCTTACCTACAAAAGATGGTAGTTCTCCATTTACGGAGGTTTATTATCATGAAAAATTAGTTAATGGTAATTGGGATAAAATTTATTGTAACCATTTAAACGATGGTGAACACTGTCCACTATGTGAGGCTAAAGACGCCTTATATGAAGATGGTTCAGAAAAGGCTAAGAAATTGGCGAAAGACTTCATACCTAGAAAATTCTATGTAGTTAAAGGTATTGATAGAGAGAATGAAGATCACGGAGTTAAATTTTGGAGATTTAAGCACAAATATACTGGTGACGGTATTATGGATAAAATCATTCCTTTATTTAAATTAAAAGGTGATATTACTGATCCTAGAGAAGGTAGAGATATTATCATCACTACAGGTAGAAATGACAAAAATTTTAGTGTTGTAAATTCTATTATGGCTGACGATTCATCTATCCTTACTAAGGATAAAGAAAAGGCGAATGATTGGTTTAACAACGATGAAACACACAGAGATGTTTATTCTAAAAAGTCTCAAGAGTATTTAGAAATTGTGGCTACTAATAAAACACCTATTTGGGATTCGGAACAGAAGAAGTTCGTTGCAGAAGAAGACAAAGAAGAAAAAGAAACTGCGTCTTTAACTGATGAAATCAATATGATGAGAACTGAAACTTCTAAGTCATTTGAATCTGAATATGATAGTGAAGATGAAGATACTGATTTTGGAGTAACTTCATTAGATAGTGATGATGACGAATTACCGTTTTAATATATAATATGGCGAAACAACCACTAAAGAAAAAAGCATCTGATTTTTCGTCTATAAGAAAGAAGTTTTCCTCTAGTGAAAAGTACAAAGAACAAAGGTACTTTGATCTAGGGGAAGCCTTTCAGAAGGCGACTGGTCTACCAGGACCTGCTATGGGTCAGATTAATATGCTTCTAGGTCATTCAGACACTGGAAAAACAACTGCACTTTTACAGACTGCGGTAGATGCACAGAAAAAAAATATTCTACCTGTTTTCATCATAACAGAACAAAAATTTAGTTTTGAACACGCTAAACAAATGGGTTTAGAAACTGAATACATTGAAGAAGTTGACGAAGAGACAGGAGAAGTTTCTGCATACTGGGACGGATTCTTACTTTATAAGTTAGGATTTGATTATATCGAACAAGCGTTTGATTATGTAACCGAAGTATTAGACGCACAAAAAAATGGTGAAATTCCACACGACATTGTGTTTTTGTGGGATTCTATTGGTACGATACCTTGTCAAATGAGTTTTGACGGTAAAGGTGGTAACCAACATACTGCGAGAGTTATATCTGAAAAATGGGGTATGGGATTGGCACAAAGGATAACATCTTCAAGAAAAGAAAGTTATCCATACACCAATACTATGGTTTTCGTAAACCAACCATGGGTTGCTTTACCTGATAATCCATTTGGACAACCAACAATTGCACCTAAAGGTGGTAATTCTATTTACCTATCTTGCGCATTAGTATTTTTGTTTGGAAATCAAAAGAGTTCTGGTGTATCTAAACTTTCTGCAACTAATAAGGGTAGAAAAGTTAATTTCGCAATTAGAACTAAAGTGGGTATCCATAAGAACCATATGAATGGTTTAGGTTACGCAGATAACAAAATACTTGCAACCACACACGGTTTCATTGAAGATGATAAAAAAGACATTGATAAATACAAATCTGAGAATAAAGATTATTGGGCAGAAGTATTTGATGGTGTATTTGATGACACATCTTTTGATGTAGTTGAAGACAACGTAATTGAATCTCCTGTAGATTATTCTGACGATTGATTGTTGAACCTTCAATAAAGAATGTGTGAAATTCCCAGAAAAAAAGAAAAAATTTAAAAAAACACTTGTTGTTGATGGTGACTCGTTGATTAAAACCGCCTATCATGGGGCTAAGGATCTTTATTATAAAGATACCCATATAGGTGGGATTTTTCAATTCCTAACTATGGTTAGAAAAATGTTAAACGAGTATAAATTTGATAGAGTGTATGTTTTTTGGGATGGACAATTCAGTGGTAGATTGAGATATGATATCTACAAAGAATATAAATCTAATAGAGATAAAGATTTCTATAATGAACAACCACCTTCTGATTTAGAATTATATCTACAAAAAGAAAGGGTTATTGCTTATTGTGAAGAACTATTCATACGACAATATAGAGATGAAATTACAGAAGCCGATGATTGTATCGGACACTATGTTCAAAATATGTCTGAAGATGAGAAAGTGGTTATAATGAGTAATGATAGAGATTTATGTCAACTAATAGGTGAAAGGGTTGGTGTATATGTAATTAATCTAAAAAGGATTGTCACACAGGACAATTATTTAACATATTTTAATCACCACCCAACAAATCTTAAATTAATAAAAATCATTACTGGTGATACTAGTGACAATATCAAAGGTATACAAGGTATCAGTGAAAAAACTTTAGTTAATTTTTTTCCAGAAATTAAGGAAAAAACTTTGACTTTAGAATATATTTTTAGTAAAATTGTAAGTATACAAAATGAAAGAAAAAATAGATTGAAATCACTTGATAACATACTAAATAGAGTTACCAAAGGTTCTCAAAAAGATAAGATTTTTGAAATAAATGAAAGAATTATAAATCTAGGTAATCCCTTATTAACAGAAACAACTAAAACAGAATTAGATAACGTTTTTAACACCCCAATAGATCCTGAAGGAAGGGAAGTAAAAAATGTAATAAAAATGATGTTAGAAGATGGGTTAATGATGGCAATACCTGGAGGTAGAGATGGGTATATAAATTTTTTACAACCATTCCTATCGATAATAAAGAAAGAAAAAAGTTATTACAGTCAAAATTATGAATAAAGAAATGAAAAAAAGTTATCAAAGTTATCCGTATGAATTTTTATTTATGATTAACGGAAACCCAATCGTAGGTAGAAATTTTAATGTTAAAAATTTCAATAGAGACTCTCTATTATCTTACGAAATAAAAGAAACTATAGATAGTGTAGTAGATGTTATAAAAGAACATTTTAAAAATAATACATATGATTATATGGAAAAGTATTATAACTTCTATACTACGGCAGAGGAAACTGAAAAGGTTGACATATATGAAAACGAAGACTTCTTTACTTTACAATTAAAAGTGAAAGACAGAGTTATATGTGAAAGAATTTTTAGTGGTAACGATTACCCACCAAACGTGAGATATGACGTAGACATAAGAAAAATTATTCCAAGAATCATCGATTATTTGCAACATGGGTTAAGTATGAAAAATTATACAAAAAATTACTGCGGTTATAACTTAGATGGCATATTTATTAATAACTAAAATCAGATATAAGAATGGCGAAAAATGAGAGTATTAACTTAGGCTATTTAGGCTATAGTTTTCAAATAAAGTTAGTTAAACAATTAGTTGAAGATCATAAATTTTCAGAAAGCATCATCTCAATAGTTGATCCAAACTATTTTGATAATGAGTATATGAGACTAATTGTGGCTAGTTTGAAAGATTACTATGAAAAGTATGAAACAATACCTTCTTATGAAACTATCTTTAATCTAATTAAAACACAAGTCCGTAGAGAAATAGCGAGAGAATCGGCAGTTGAATTAATTAAAGAAGTAAAAGAATCTGACAATAAAGACTGTTTACACACCCAAGACGTTGCCATTAAGTTCTGCAAACAACAAGAACTTAAGAAGGCTACACAAAAAATCCAAAAGATTTTAGATAATGGAGATTTTGATAGATATGAAGAGTGTGAAGAATTAGTAAAACGGGCTATAACGGTTGGTACTGAGAAAGACGAAGGTGTTGATATGTTTCACGCTATTGAAGATGTGCTATCGGATGATTTTAGAAACCCTATACCGACAGGTTTAGTAGGAATTGATAATCTTATGGGTGGTGGATTATCTAAGGGAGAATTAGGTGTAATATTGGCAGCATTTGGTGTTGGTAAAACAACCATTATGACGAGAATGGCTAACACCGCATATTTGGATGGAAAGAACGTAGTTCAAATATTTTTTGAGGATAATGTTAAAGTTATTCAAAGAAAACACTTAACTTGTTTCACTGGTATTGATTTAAATGAATTAGGTGATAGAAGAGAGGAAGTTCAAGAAATCATCCCTAGATTCCAAAATCAAGAAGGTAATTTAATTTTAAAGAAAATGTCTAGTGATGGTACAACTGTACCTCATATTAAACAATATCTTAGAAAATTAATTTCTTCTGGTATTAAACCTGATATCGTATTTTTAGATTACATTGATTGTGTACAACCTACTAAACAATTTAAAGATGAGTTTAGTGGTGAAGGTAATGTTATGAGACAATTTGAAACAATGTTGTCTGAATTAGACATTGCTGGGTGGACTGCAGTACAAGGTAATCGTAGTGCGATTGGTGCAGACTTAGTTGAGGCAAATATGATGGGTGGATCAATTAAGAAAGGACAAATAGGGCATTTTATTTTATCCGTAGCGAAGACGTTGGATCAGAAAGAAGAAGGTAGGGCTACATTAGCAGTTCTTAAATCTAGATTTGGTAGAGATGGTGTTGTTTTTACAGACATAGTTTTTGATAATGGTACTTTAAATATAGATACTAGTGAAAGTACAGATGTCACACTTTTACAACATGAAAAGGGACAGAAAAGGAAAGATTCCGATTTTATAGCGAGTACAATTCAAAATAAAAGGAATATACCAATGACTAATAACTGATTTATAAATTAATAAAATGAATGGTTTATCTAATAAACCATTATGGAAACAAACACCCTAATAAATAATAAAAAAAATAAAATAAAAAATGGAGTTATCAAACAAAATTCTATCAGACATTACGGTATATATGAAATATGCAAAATATCTACCTACTGAAAATAGAAGAGAGACTTGGGAAGAGTTAGTTACAAGAAATAAAGAAATGCATCAAAAAAAATACCCTCATATTAAAGATGAAATTGAAGGGGTTTATCAATTGGTGTATGACAAAAAAATATTACCATCAATGAGAAGTTTACAGTTCGGTGGTAAACCTATAGAAATATCACCTAACAGAGTATATAATTGCGCATATTTACCTATTGATCATGTGGACGCATTTTCAGAAACTATGTTTTTACTTTTAGGTGGTACAGGTGTAGGGTTCTCAGTACAAAAACATCATGTTGAGGCATTACCTGACATTAAAAAACCAAACCCTAATAGAAATAGAAGATACTTAATTAGTGACTCTATTGAAGGATGGGCAGATGCAATTAAGATGTTAGTGGAATCTTATTTTGGTATAAAGTCATCGACGCCAGTATTTGATTTTTCAGATATTAGACAAAAAGGGGCATTATTAGTAACATCAGGTGGAAAGGCACCTGGACCACAACCGTTAAAAGATTGTATTCACAATATTAAAAAAGTATTAGATGCTAAATCTGATGGTGAAAAATTATCATCTATTGAGGTTCACGATATAGTTTGTCATATTGCAGATGCGGTATTGGCTGGTGGTATTAGAAGAGCAGCATTAATTAGTTTATTTAGTGCGGATGATAATGAGATGATTTCGTGTAAATCAGGTAACTGGTGGGAATTGAATCCACAAAGAGGAAGGGCGAATAACTCAGCAGTATTACTTAGACACAAAATTACAAAAGAATTTTTCTTAGACTTGTGGAAGAGAATTGAATTATCAGGAGCAGGTGAACCAGGAATTTACTTATCTAACGATAAAGATTGGGGTACTAACCCTTGTTGTGAGATTGGTTTGAGACCATACCAATTCTGTAATTTATGTGAGGTAAATGCTTCAGATATTGAATCTCAAGAAGATTTTGAAATCAGAGTTAAGGGTGCCGCATTTATTGGTACACTACAGGCTGGTTATACTGACTTCCATTACCTAAGAGATGTTTGGAAAAGAACTACAGAGAAAGACGCATTGATTGGTGTCGGTATGACAGGTATTGGTTCTGGAGTAGTTTTAGGCTATGATATGAAATTAGCGGCAAAGGCAGTAAAAGAAGAAAACGAAAGAGTTGCAAAATTAATTGGTATTAATAATGCGGCTAGAACTACAACAGTAAAACCTTCAGGTACATCATCTTTAGTTTTAGGTACTTCATCAGGCATTCACGCTTGGCATAATGACTATTATGTTAGAAGAATTAGAGTTGGAAAAAATGAGGCTATTTATACTTATTTGTCTGTTAATCATCCTGAATTAATAGAGGATGAA